GGCGAGTGGCGCCCACGCGCGTGGGAGGTCGCCGCGATCGCGGACGACACCACTGCGCGGGCGTTCGTCGAGCGGCTTTCAGGAGGCTTCCATGCATGAGCGATGGACTGAAAAGTTCTGGTCCCGTGTTCAGAAAGCCGAACCATTCGAGTGTTGGTTGTGGGCCGGAGCGAAGCTGCCAACCGGCTACGGACGCCTCTACCCGGAAGGCCGCACGGGCTATTACGCGCATCGGCTTTCCTGGGAGATTGCGAACGGGCGCGAAGTTCCCTCGGGCCTTCACGTCATGCACGCATGCGACAACCCGCAGTGCGTCAATCCCAACCATCTTTCGGTGGGAACACGAAGCGACAACATGCGCGACGCTTCGGTGAAGGGTCGGCTCCATGGCAATTCCATGCCGGGAGAATTGCACCCAGGCTCAAAGCTGACTGACGCGCAGGTTGCAGAAATCAAGCGACGACTTGCCGCAGGCGCGAGCCGTCTCGCTATCGCAATTGAATGCGGCGTCACCAAGGGCGCCATCAAGCACATCGCGGCAGGACGACTGTGGAAACACATTGTCGCCAATGAACTGCCCGCGTCGCTCCCATACCCGCGGGTGTCGCGCGCTGCGCTGGACGCCTGCCCAACGATCGAAGGAGGCTCCTGTGTTTCACCTGGTGTCTGATCACGCCGCGCTGCTGGTGGCGCTGGCGGCTGTGGCCCTGCTTTGCGGCATCGAACGGAGGTCGGCGTGAACGCCGGATGCCTGCGCCCTGTCGCGTCCCGCGGCTTCTGCGCGCTCTGCGCGGTGCGGATGGGGGTGTACGATGGCCGCTGACGCCGACCTCACGCCGGGCACGATCGAGCAGCTCGCGCTGTGCGAGACGGCGCGCGAAGAGGTGGCCGCAAAGCCCCCTCGCGCCCGCACCGCTCGCACGCTGGAGCCGACGGAGGGCGAGGTCGCCACGCTGGAGCGGTGGGGCTGGGTCAAGCTCTCGGGTGGGTTCTGGAAAGACCCGTCGTCGGGCTCTCGGCGCCGATGGGACTCAGCGCTCAAGCTCATCGCGAAGGGCGACGCGCGCGGGGATCTTCCGGGCGACGTGGCCCCGGCCGAGCCGTCGCCAACCTCCGCACCCGCCACCGAGAAGCTCGACGCGATCTCGCCCATCCCTGCGCCCGCCGATGCGTTCACCGTCGCCGACGGCGGGATCTTTCGAGGCGTGCGACCGGTTGCGCGCGCCGTCACCCAAGAGACTGCGACGCCGTTGCCCGCTGCAAAGAGCTACGAGGAGTTCATTCAAGGGAAGAAGGTCGCGCCGGTCGACGCTGGCTTTGAGCCGGGGCCCGTTTCCGACAAGCTCTTTCCTTTTCAGCAGGACATCGTGCGGTGGGCGATCCGCAAGGGACGCGCGGCGATCTTCGCGGCCTTCGGGCTCGGCAAGAGCCGGATGCAGCTTGAGATTGGCTCGCAGGTCTGCTGGTTCACGGGTGGCCGATTCCTCATCGTTGCACCCCTTGGTGTGCGTGGTGAGTTCAAGCGCGATGCGGAGGCGATGGGGCTCACGATCACGTTCATTCGCCGTATCGAAGAAGCCGGTGAGACCGGGATCTATCTCACCAACTACGAGACGGTGCGGGATGGCAAACTCGACCCGCGCGACTTCGACGGCGCATCACTCGACGAGGCCTCGTGCCTTCGCGGCTTCGGCGGCACCAAGACCTTCCGTGAGTTCATGGCGCTCTTCGCGGGTGATGATCGGCGCGAGATGCACAGGCGCGAGCGTGGTCAAAGCGTGCGCTTCCGCTTCGTCGCGACGGCGACGCCTTCGCCCAACGACCTGATTGAGCTCCTCGCATACAGCGCCTTCCTCGACGTGCTCGACGTGAGCCAGGCGAAGACGCGCTTCTTCAAGCGAGACTCGACGAAGGCCGACAACCTCACCCTGCACGATCACAAGGCCCGCGAGTTCTGGCTGTGGGTGTCGTCGTGGGCGCTCTTCGTCACGAAGCCTTCCGACCTCGGCTACTCGGATGAGGGCTACGAGCTTCCTCCGATGGAGGTGCATTGGCACGAGGTGCCAAGCGACCACACGGCGGCGGGCGAGGAGAAGAGCGGGCAGGGACGGCTTCTGCGCGACGCCGCGCTCGGCATTGTCGATGCGAGCCGGGAGAAGCGCGACAGCCTCGACGCTCGGGTGGCGAAAATGCTCGAGCTCCGCGCGCTCGACCCGGGGGCGCACCGCATCCTCTGGCACGACCTGGAGAGCGAGCGGGCCGCGATCGAGAAGGCGTGCCCCGAGAGCGTCTCGGTGTGGGGATCGCAGGACATGGAGGAGCGCGAACAGGCCATCGTGGACTTCTCCAACGGCGTCGTGCGCGAACTCGCGACGAAGCCCGTGCTGTGCGGCAGCGGTTGCAACTTTCAACGCCATTGTGCGTGGGCGATCTATCTCGGCATCGGGTTCAAGTTCAATGACTTCGCCCAATCGCTCCACAGGCTTCAACGCTTTCTCCAAACGAAGCCGGTGCGGGTCGACATCATCTACACCGAGGCCGAGCGCGAGGTCCGCAACGTGCTCGAAGCGAAGTGGCGCCAGCACAACGAGCTCGTCGCGCAGATGACCGCCATCGTGCGGGAGTACGGGCTCCTCCGCAGCGCGCTGACCGAGGAGTTCGCACGCAAGACCACGGTGGAGCGCCGCGAGATCCGCACCAATCGCTGCACGCTGGTCAACAACGATTCGTGCATCGAAACGCTCTCGATGACCGAGAACTCGGTTGACCTCGTCCTGACGAGCATCCCGTTTTCAACGCAGTATGAATACTCGCCCAGCCTCTATGACATGGGGCACACGGACTCCAGCGCGCACTTCTTCGCGCAGATGGATTACCTGACACCCAACCTCTTGCGCGTGCTCAAGCCCGGTCGTATCGCGGCGATTCACGTCAAGGATCGGATCGTCCCCGGTGGGATGACGGGTCTCGGATTCCAGACGCTCTACCCGTTTCACATGGACACGATCGCCCACTACCAGCGCCACGGCTTCGCGCTCATCGGCATGGTGACCATCGTGACGGACGTGGTGCGTGAGAACAACCAGACCTATCGCCTTGCGTACACCGAGCAATGCAAGGACGGCTCGCGTCAAGGCGTCGGGTGTCCCGAATACCTCCTGCTCTTTCGCAAGCCGCAGACCGACCGCTCAAAAGGCTATGCTGATGAGCCGATCGTCAAGCGGAAGGAGGACTACAAACTCTCGCGCTGGCAACTCGACGCTGCGGGCTTCTGGCGCAGCGGCGGCAACCGGATGCTCGGTCCGGAGGACTTCGACGGGCTCGATCACGCCGCCATCTTCAAGCTCTTTCGCAAGCACAACCTCGCGAGCGTCTACGACTATGAGCACCATGTCTCGTTGAACGCAGCGCTTGAGGCGCGAGGCGCGCTCCCTGTGGACTTCTCGCTACTGCAAACGCAGTCGTGGTCAGAGCACGTCTGGACCGATGTGACGCGGATGCGGACGCTCAACGGGATTCAGGCGCACAAGGGCAAGGAACAACACCTCTGTCCGATGCAATTCGACGTTGCTGAGAGGGTCATCAATCGCTTTTCCATGAAGGATGAGACGGTGCTGGACCCGTTCGGAGGTCTGATGACGGTGCCATACATCGCCACGAAGATGGGCCGCCGCGCCATCGGGATCGAGCTCTCGCCGCGGTACTTCGACGACGGCGTGTGCCACGTGCGAGCGGCCGACCGGGAGGCCTCGGTTCCCACGCTCTTCGACCTCGACGCGGCCGAGCGCTCCAGCGAGTCCGATGCGCCGATGGACCTCGCGAGTGGGGACGCGGAGTGACCGATGGGAACTCCCGCCCGATGGTGCCGCGGCGTCGCTGAGATCGACCCGGACGTGCTGGCGACAGCGCTGCGTGAGCTCTGCGAGCAATGGCGTCCGCGGTGCCCTGGCTTGCAGCGGATCGGCCACCGCCGAGAGTACCACGCCGACCCCGCGGGCGACCGCTGGTGGGTGCACGTCGGGGTGGTGTTCGAGGGCGAGGCCTCGACGGACCCGCGTTCGCTCGAGGACTCGCACCGGGCGCTCGCGCAGGCGATCCAGCGCACGGTGGACCTGTGGTGCGGCGCGTGGCCGGCGCTGCACCGCCACGCCCGCGGCGACGCCGCGCTGCGTGCGTACCACCGCGCGCCCGAGGGCTTCACGCTGCCGCTCGCGCCGCGCGCGACGGCGGCCTCCGCGAGCGCACCGAAGGCCTCTTCGAAGCCCATTGAAGCACCGCCCGCCCCGCGGCCTGCGCCGCAACCCGTCGCCCCACCGCCCGAGCAGAGGAGCCTCTTCGGATGAGCCGCTACAGCAAGATTCAGCGGTCGATGTGGGGCGACGAGCGCTTCCGCTCGCTCTCCGCGCCGCCGCCGAACGCACAGACGCTCTGGCAGTTCCTCCTGACGGGCCAGCACAACACGAGCCTCCCGGGCCTCTTTCGCCTGCGCCTCTCCGCGGTGTCCGAAGAGCTCGGGTGGGACTTCGAAGCGACCTGCAAGGTGTTCGACGAGATCACCGGCGCCGGCATGGCGCAGTACGACAAGCGCGCGGGGGTCATGTGGATCCCGAAGGCGCTGCGCCACAACGCGCCGCAGTCCCCCAACGTCGTCGCCGGGTGGCGCGACGAGATTACCCTGATCCCGGAGTGCGCCCTCAAGCGCGAGGCGGTCGCGGCGACGCGCGGGTTCATCGACGCCCTCGGCGAGTCGTTCCGGGTGGCCATGGCAAGGGCGCTCGGCGAGGCCCCGCCCATGAAGTCCCCCAACCCGAGCGGCAAGGGGCGACCAAAGGCTTTGGTGCCTTCTGACCAAAGCACCCACTTAGAACCAAAGGCTTTGCAGGAGCCGACCAAAGCCTTTGGTGAAAACAGACCAATCCAGGAACAAGAGCAAGAACAAGAACAACAGAAAGACACCCCCCTACCCCCCGCCGGGGGTGTGCGGTGTGCGACCGAAGAGCGGGTGGGGCTCGACGCCGAACAGGCGCTGCTGACGGTGCGGGAGCGGGCCGGGCGCAAGAAGATCAACCTCGCCCACGACGCGAACTCGCTCCTCGCCTGGTCGAAGGCCGTGGAGCGCGTCGCCACCGAGGGGGAGTTCGTCGCCCTCGTGGCCTACCAGCATCTCGGCGACTGGATCGCCGCCGGCGGCCTCAACTGGTGGTCGCAGGGCAAGCCCTCGCTGGCCTACCTGCTTCGCCCCGGAACGCTCGCCAAACACCTCGAAGACGCCGCCGAGTGGGATCGGGCCAGCCGCCCTCCGATCGTCCACCAGAACGCCAGCCAGACCCCGCCCCGTGCGTCCTCGGCCGCTCCCGCCTCGCGCCCCCGCCGTCTCGGCCCCGCCCCGTGCTCGACGCCCGCGGAGTTCGACGCGGACGCGAGTGCCCCCGACCCCCTCTTTGCACTGCTGGAAGGAACCACATCGTGATCACCGAATCGGACCGCGAGATCGACCTCGGCGAAGCGAACGCGCAAGCTCGCCTCGAAACCAACCGCGCAGCGTTGCGCCCGCCGCCCATGCCGGCGACCGTGCCCATCGGCCAGATCGCGGGACGCATGGCCGCACGCGCGTCGAGCGAGGAGCACCGCGCCGCCGTGGCCGCCGAGCAGGAGCGCGCAGCGGCCGCCGCGCGGCGCACCCTGCTCTCGCTGGCTCGCGAGCGAGAGATCCCTGAAGAAGAGGACCTGCGCGAAATCGCCCTCGCCGACGCGCCCCCGCAGACCCTGGCGCTCGCCACGTTCCACGCGGCGGTGGAGTGGCGTGGAGGACGACGGCGCGGCTGTGTGGTGGTGGCCGGCGGCGACCGTGGCACCGGGAAGAGCTGCGCGATGGCGCACGTGCTCCTGCGCTCGGAGGCGAGCGCGCTCTACGTCCAGGCGCCAGACATCGCAGCAACGCCCCGCAACGGGTTCAGCGAGCACCTGCACCGATGGGACCGCTGGCTGTCGGTCCCGGTGCTCGGGCTCGACGACCTCGGCACCGAGTCGGGGGAGCCCGAGGTGATCGCGGGGCTCCTGTGGCAGCGGTACGACCGCGGGCTGCTCACGTTCTGCACCACCAACCTCGCGCGCTCCGCCCTGATCGCACGGTATTTCGCGGGCGAGATCGGAAAGCGCCTCGTGGACAGGCTGCTCAACGCGCAGGGGCGGCGGGTCGGTCGTGAGATGGGACCTGGCGGGCTCGCGTGGTACGTGGCCGTCCGTGGGGAGAGTCTGCGGAACCGCGCCGCGCGCGCTGCGCTGGAAGGTGCGCTGTGACCCGGCTCGTCGTGATCGAGGGGCCCGACGCGGGTGGAAAGTCCACCCAGGTCAGCGCCGTCGCGCGCCAGCTTCGGGCCGGCGGTGTCAAGGCAGATTGGTGGCACCACCCGCGGCCTGACGTGGCCGACGCGCGCTCGCCCTGGTCGCTCGCTCTCTTCTTCGCCGCCGCCCGTGCGCGCCTCGCCGCACAGCTCACGGCGGGGCAGGGACCTGACGTTCTGATCGTGGACCGTTGGACGTGGAGCACCACCACCGCGCAGATCGCCCGCGAGGGTGGGCCGCTGCCGGCGGTGGAGTGCCTGACGCAGGGCGAAGAGCACTCGCTCCCGGTGCCCGCGCTGGTGGTGATGCTGACGGCCTCGGGCGACCTGCTCGACAAGCGCCTCGCGCGGCGGGGCGAGATTCGACCGCAGAATGCGACGCGTCTGCGGGCGGCGTATGACGACTTGGCGCACGCCTTCGGGTGGCCCGTGGTGAGCACCGCGCGCGAGCGGGGCGAGGTGACCACTGAGCTCGTGCGGCTGATTCGAGAGCGTCTCGCGCTGCCCGCTGCGCCCTCGGCTGAGGTGTCGCTGTGACGACTGCCCCTGCAGACCGCACCGCTTGGGCGCGCCCGCACGTCGAGATCCGCGGCGGCTGGACGCTGTGGATCCCCGGGCTGAAGCTCGTAAGCGAGGCGAACGCGCACGAGCATTGGCGGGAGCGCCAGCGCCGCGCAAAGGAGCAACACCTGCTCGTGGGCGCAATGCTCGGCCTCGCTCGCAAGCCGCAGCTCCCGCTGCGCGTGGTCATCACCCGCGTGTCGCCGCAGGCGCTCGACACGGACAACGCCACCGGGTCGGGCAAGCACGTCCGGGATGCCGTCGCACGGTGGCTCGGCATCGACGATCGCTCCACGGCCGTCGAGTGGATCGTGGTGCAGGAGAAGGGCGCGATCGGCACGCGGGTCGAAATCGTCCCCGTGCCCGCGTTCGATGGCGCCGCGGTTGGCGCGCGTGTCACGCCCGGGGCGGTGCTCCAGGTCGAGATGATCCTCGCGCCCGAGCACCTCGCGCAGCTCGGAAAGGCCATCACGGCGAGGGCGGCGGGCGACGGACCCGACGTGATCGCCACCATCGGCACGACGCGGTTCGCGTTCCGCCGCTCGACGGAGGTGCCCCGGTGACGTGCTCGTGCAGGCTCTGCGACCCCAACGGCGCACCGACACGGTGCTCGTGCCCTATCTGCACCGCGTGCGACCGCTGCGCGCGACTGTCAGCGCTCTCGCCCCGGCACGTCCCCTGTCGGCTCCACGGCGCGCAGCCCGGACTCGACGCGGTGGCGTGCCCCCGCTGCTGCGAGCTCGGGCGGCGGTGCCGCGTCCACCTGACCCCATCGCAGTCGCCGAAGATCACCGCGGCGCCAGCGCCAGTCGCGTCGGTGCCAACTGCGGCGCCTGCGTCATCGCAGCCCCCAAGCCTCGCGCGTGTCGAGCGCCCCGAGACCCAGGTGCAGCACGACCTGCGGCAGGTGCTGCTCGCACTCGAACCCGTCGAGGCGTTTGAGCGAGGCCGTTACGGCAACGGCCTCAAGGGCTGGGTGTCCGACGCCGACGGCTCGCACCGTGAGGAAGAGGTGGCGCGCGCCCGCGAGACCGAGGCCATGACCGCGCTGCTCGCGGTGGACGACGAGACCGACGCCCGCTGGCCCCTCGCGGCGGCGGCGCGGGAGAAGTTCCTGCGGGCCCTGATGGAGTCGCCGATCCAGGGCGACCGCGAGGACCGCGATCCGCAGTGGGAGCGCGCCCGGGAGCACCAGCGCCGTCTGCGGGAGCTCGAATCGCATGCCTCGACCGCCATCCCCGCCGCCGTCCTGCGGCTGATGTGCGCGACGGCGACGGCGAACAGCTCGCTGCACGAGGTCTGCGAGCGGGCGGGGGAGAGCTTCGCGTCGCCCGCGCTGCGCGACCGCTGGGCCGCCGACGCCGCGCCAAAGCCGAAGGGCGACGGGAAGGCCGGGCGCCCGAAGAAGGACCGCTCCCGCCCCGCGGCGACCGTCGGCCGCCTCGCCCTCGGGCGCGAGCTGGTGCTGTGGGCGCTCGCGGTGTGGGAGGGACGACCGTGGACCGCGCCCGCGTGGGCGCCGCGGGAGTACCAGCCGACGGCCGAGCAGACCGCGGAGGTGGCGTGATGCGTAGCGCGATGGACGACCGCTGTTCAGGCGAATGGCCCGCGCACCCGTACGGGCTTTCGTGCACGCTCCCGCGTAGACACCGCGGGCTGCACCAGCACGGCGCCCGAACGTGGACCGACGACGAAGCTCGCGCGCTCAGCGCACGCGCTGAGGATGCCGCGCGCGATGCGGCCGACCGGGCGCGCGCCGCCGTGTTGAACGGGCAGACCGTCGGCCCCGTAGCCATCGGAGAAAACCGAGCGGAGCGACGACGAGGCATGCGCCCGAGGGGTCGATGAGCAGTGAGCCAAGCACCGGAGTGACGGTCAACGGTTCCGCGGGGGTGCTCACCATGGCCTTCGCGTTGCCCGGCGGGATTGATGTGCAGCTGAGGTTGACGCGCGGCGAAGCACTGCGGTTCGCACGCTTGCTGGGCCGCGCTGTGCTCGACGCATGGCCCGAGTGCCGTGCGTGTCTCGGCCACGGAGTCATGGGTGACGGGCACCCCGATCCAGACGCTCCATGTCCAACCTGCAAAGGCCGCTGTTACGAGGGCGTGTGATCACCGTGGCCGCCATAGAACTTGATCGGCGCTTGACAGGCGATTTTTGGTCAGAAACCCTGCGTATTCAGACGGCAGAGTTGCGCCCGCTTCTGGCACGCGCCCTCCGATGGACACCATGACCGACGCTGATGTCGCATCCGTGCTCTGTGTGAGCGCGCGCACCGCCCGGCGGTACATCGCCGCGTGGGTTGCCGCGCAGAAGAACCCGAACGTCCCACGCGTCACCACTGTTCGCTCCGCTGGACGCGGCCGCCCCCGGCACGAGGTCCAGCGAGAGTCGTTCGTCAAATGGACCCTCTCGGCCCCCTGACCAGCCACCGTCCAAGTTCCAGCCAATCGCCATGTCCATTCGCACCAAAGACACCCGCGCACCGCTGGCGCTGGACGGTGCAGAAGCCCAGCGCGTACGGGCTTTGATCGAAGCTGGACACGGGCGTCCAAAGATTCTGGACACCCTCCGCGCCGAGGGCTTCGACGTGAGCGAGCGACAGATCCGCACGCTCTACGACCACCTCCGCAGCGAGCGACGCGAGACCCGCGCTGCCGTGCAGGAGCAGGTCGTCGATCGCGCCGTCGCCGCCCTCGCCCCCGGAGTGACCGATGACCTCAAGTGCTTGCTCGACGTGCGCGACGCCATGATGCTCGGCCTCACCGACTGCGCGAAGGTCAAGGACTGGCAGACGGCCGCCGCATGCGCCTCGCGTGCAACCGCCGCCGCCCGCGCCCGACTTGAACTCGCCGGGGTCACCCCCGCCGCCACCGCGCCGGTGCTCTCTGAGGACGACGCGGCGAAGATCCTGGCCGAAGAGTTCGGCGACACCGGAGCGTTGAAGCGCGATGACGCGGCCGCTGAGCTCCACTGAGCGCTCGGCGCTCGGGTGGTGGCTCCGGTCGTTCCTGCCCTACCAGCGACGCTGGATCGCTGACCCGTCAACCATCGCCCTCTGCGTGAAGGCTCGGCAGGCCGGGTACTCCCACGCCACGGCAGGCGGCGCGGTCTACCAGGCGTTGATCACCGGCTCCACGGAGGTGATCCTCTCGGCGTCGCAGGACCTCTCCGACGAGGTGCTCGACAAGGCCGGCAAGCACGCCCGGGTGCTCTCGCGCCTCGGCTTTGCGAGCGCGGCCGCCACCGAGACCGACAACGCGAAGGTGCTCTCGTGGCCCCACGGCGGAAGGGTGATTGCGCTCCCTGCGAACCCGCGCACCGCCCGGAGCTACACGGGCAACGTTTGGTTCGACGAGTTCGCCTACCACCTCGACCCAAAGGCGATGTGGGACGCGGCCGCCGCCGTCGCGATCCGCGGCAACCGGCGTATCCGTCTGATCTCGACGCCGAACGGCGCAGGGGGCCTGTTCTTCGATTGGGCCACGCACCCGCCCCGCGGGTGGGGCATCCATCGCACCAGCATCCACGACGCGATCCGCGAAGGGTTGCGGGTGGACATCAACAAGCTCTGGCAACTCGCTGGCGGCAACAAGTCCGTCTTTGCGCAGTGGTTCGAGCTCTCGTTCCTCCACGCGGGGACGCCGTTCTTCGACGAGGCCGCCCTCGATCTGGCTGAGACGGAGCTACGCGATCCGATCGCCCTGGCTGACCTCCCGCGCCCGCTCGCGGACTTCTCGCGCACCATCCCAGGCCTGCGCGTCTGGCAACGACCGACCGCCGGCGTCGAGTACGTGATCGGCGGCGACCCTTCGGGCGGCGGCGGTGGCGATTGGGCAGCGGCCACGGTGCGCGCAAAGACGACCCTTGACCACGTCGCGACCCTGCGGACACAGCTCAAGCCCGACCCGTTCGGCGCCGCGCTCGTCTCCCTCGCGCAGATCTACAACAGCGCCGAGGTCATCCCCGAACGGAACAACCACGGCGTCGCGACCATCGCTGCGATCGAGCGGGCGGGGCACAACGTCTGGCACGCACCCGACGGCAAAGCGGGGTTCCTCACGAACGAGGCGACCCGCCCGGTGCTCCTCTCCGCGTACGAGCGAGCGATCCGAGAGGGTGCCGCACCGACACACGACCGCGAGCTCGCAGCCGAGCGAAGGGCCTTCGTGATCCACGAGGACGGCAAGCCCAGAGCGCAGCGTGGCTGTCATGACGACCTCGTCCTCGCTGACGCGCTCACCGTCCGCGTCGCGTCGTCGCCCGTCGTGCGAACTCGCCCCCGCATCCTGAACTCGCCCCGCCCCGGCCTCTTCTGACCTGACCGCCCATGCCCACCTTCAACGCACCCGCGCGCACCATGACCGTCTCGGTGGCCGCAGCGCCGTTCAACGACCGCTTCGCGCGTGTCTTTGGCGCTGCGCTCACCCCGCAGCAGGTGACGGCGGTGTTGTCGCAGGCCGAGCTCGGGTACATGTGGCAGCAGGCGGACCTTCTCGACGAGGTGCGCGAGCGTGACGGCCACCTTCACGCCGAACTCCAGAAGCGCGAGCTGCGTGTCTCGGGTGCCGCGTGGGAGCTCACCCCGCCCGAAGGCTCTGGCGACTTCGGCGCAGAGATCGCCCGGTGGTGCACCGCACGCTTGAACGAGATCGAGGCCGAAGGCGACCTTGACCGCACCTTCGCCGACGCGATCACGGACCTGATGGGTGCGGTCTACCAGGGCCGCGCGGGGTTTGAGGTCGTGTGGACGCAGGACGGCCGCTGGCTCTATCCGAGCGCGCTGTCGTGGATCCATCCGCGCCGCTTCGCGTATACGACCGACTGGCGCCTCCACCTCTGGGACGCGAGCGGGACGGCCACGACGATCGACCGCCCCGCCGACCTCAACGGCCCCTTCGGGCAGTATCCCGGCATCGCGCTCGACCGCTTCCCGCGCGGAAAGTTTTTGATCCACCGCCCGCGCATCCGCGGCGTGTACCCGACGCGCGAAGGCCTCGGCCGTCTGCTCTGCTGGTGGAGCACCTTCAAGCGCTTCGACGTGCGCGACCTGCTCGCGTACGCCGAATGGGCCGGGCGCGGCCTGCGCGTCGGCACCTTCGCGACGGGCAAGGGGCCACTCGGAGACCAGCCCGCGTCCGATGAGGACGTGGCGGTGCTTCAGGAGGCCATGGAGGCGATGTCGAGCGCCACCGCCGTCATCCTGGCCGACACCACGAAAGCCGATCTCGTCGAGGCCCCGAACAACAACGACGTGCACGACAGGCTCGCGAGCCTGTGCAACGACGAGATCTCCAAGGCCACCGTCGGCGGCACGCTCGGCTCCTCCGTCAGCAAGGCGGGCGGCTCCCGATCGCAGGGCGAGGTGCACGAGCGCGGCGAACTCCTGATCGCCAAGAGCGACGCGCGGAGCATCTCTGCGACGCTGCGTCAGCTCCTCGCGCCGATGGTCGCCATGAACTTCGGCGACCGCGCTCCGGTGCCCGCGATCGTCTTCGCGGTGGACCCTGCGGGCGACCTCGACGGGCTCGCGAAGCGCATGCAGGTCTGGCACGGCATGGGCGGCAAGATCGGCCAGCGGTCGGGCGCCAACGCGCTGCAACTGCCCGAGGTCGAGAGCGACGAAGAGGTGCTCAACGGGAGCGCGACGCCCACCGCGCCGATCGGCCACACACCTTCGACCTCGCCGGCCGTCTCGCCCTCCACCACACCGACCACACCGACCACACCGACCACACCGACGGCGCCCGACGCACCCACCACGCCCGAGAAGCCCGAGACGCCATGAAGATCCGCGCACCCGGCCTCGCCATCTGCCTCACCGACGACGCGCTCCCCGAGGTCGGTCACACGACCTGGAATCAGATCGCCAAGTACGGCGAGTGGCGCGGGCATCAGGCGGGGCCGTTTCGCTTTGACGCGGTGACCTTCGCGCAGATCCTCGCCAACTTCCGCGCGACCGAAAACAAGCGCGTCCCGGTGGACTACGAGCACCTCTCTGAAGTGCTCCCCGAGAACGCCGCGCAAGAGGGCGTCCCCGCGGTCGCGTGGATCGTGGCGCTTGAGGCGCGCGGTACTGAACTCTGGGGCGCGTTCGAGTGGGTCGATGCACAGGCCGTCGGCTATGTGCGCGCGAAGAAGTACCTCTACCTCTCGCCCTCGGTGGTGTTCGGCGCGACCGACCGCGTGACCGGCGACGAGATCGGCGCGCGCCTTACGAGCGCCGCCCTCACGAATCACCCGTTCTTAGACGGGATGGCGCCGCTGGTGGCGTCGGACCCGTCCCCCACCACACGGCTCGGCCTGGCGCCGGGTGACGTGCACATCCCCGTGGGCGTGAGCACCACCCCGCGAAAGGAGCCCCTGATGACCCCCGAAGAGAAGGCCGCCGCCGACGCGGCCGCCAAGAAGATGGCCGACGACGCCGCGTGCGCCGCCCGCTACACCGCGATGGCGCCGAAGCTCAAGACGATGGCGTCGAGCCTCGGCATGGACCCCGAGGCGAACGAGGACGCGCTGCTCGAACGCCTCGCGCAGATCGTCGCCGACCTGATCGCCGCGCAGAAGACCGAGGCCGAGACGATGGCCGACGCGGTCGTGGCGTCGGGTCGCGTGTCCAAGGAAGGCAAGGCCGACCTCGTCGCGCTCTGCTTGTCCGACCGCAAGCGCTTCGACCGGATGTTCCCGGCTCAGGCCGCGCCCGCCGCCCCGAGCGCCAACGCGCACGCGCTGCTCACGGGTCGCATCGCGCCCGTCGGCGGACACCCCGTCACCGTGCCCACCGAGGACGACGCCGACCCGATGGCCGAAGCCCGCGACGCCGACGCGCTCGCGACGAAGATCATGGCCGACAAGAAGATCCCCTACGCCGAGGCCGTGCAGCTCGCCTCGCGCGAGATCCGCGAGCAACGCGTCAGCCGCGCCCTCAACCAGCTCCCCCAATCGCGCACCGCGCGCTGATCCACCCCACACCACAGGACAACCACCATGGGAACCGCACTCCGCAACCCGGGGCAGGTGATCGCGCTCGCGTGCGACTCTGCCAACGTCGCCGAAGGCGCCGCGCTCTTCGTCGGCGCTTCGAACGACACCGTCAAGCTGCCCTCGGCCGCCAACACCCGCGAGAAGTTCGTTGGCCTCGCCTACGCGGCGGGCTCGACGAGCGCCAACAAGGGCATCTCCATCGTCACCAACGGCGTGTTCGCCGCCACCGCCTCGGGTGCCATCACCCGCGGTGACAAGCTCGTCGTGGCCGCTGCGGCTGGCACCGTCGCGAGCGAGTCGCTCACCACCCCCGCCGACGCCACGCGCATCGGCATCGCGATGGAGTCCGTCGCCGACGGCGAGCGCGTTGCCGTGCTGATCGGCGCGCAGCCCGCGGGCCGCGGCACCGTGATCGCGTTCATCGCCAACGGCGCGATCCTCGCCAACAGCATCGTCGTCGCCAGCACTGCCACCAAGGTGATCGCACCGGCCGGAGCCGATCGCACCAAGGGCGTCGTCGGCGTCGCGCTCAACCTCTGCGCGGACGGCGACACCTGTTACGTCTGTGTGAGCGGCTACGCCTACGTCGTGGACAGCGGCTCAGGCGTGAGCGTGGGCGACCACATCGCCATCGCGGGCGCCACCGGCCTCGGCAAGACCGCCGCGCCGAGCACGGGCGTCAACGACATGGTCGTCGGCTGCGCACTCGCCACCACCGCCGCCTCGGGGAACATCCCCGTGGTCGTCAACCCCTACGTGCTCCAGGGCTGATCGCCCTTCACCCCACTGAGGAACCCCACACCATGAACGCACCCCTCCTGATGGGCGAAGGCACCGATCCGGCCGCCGCCGCCCGCATCTCCGCGCTCGCCAACGACCCGATCATCCGGGCCATGCTGGCGAGCAACTTCAACCCCCGCGCCGAGGACCCGCGCATCACGCGTCTGCTCTCCGAGGTGCAGGGACTGCCGCCTGGCAGCCCGCAGCGCAAGCACCTGATGGGCCTCGCCCCCGGCGACGTGCACATCCCCACCGGCATGCCAAACATGTTCGCGCTGTACGGCAACCGCGACCTGATCGCGGATGACGTGCTGCCCGTCGTGAGCGTCAACCGGCTCAGCGACAAGATCTGGGGCATGAACGCCGCCACGCTCCAGACGATCGCCAACGCGCAGATCGCTGGCGGCCGCGCTCGCCCCAACGAGGTGCCGTACAGCGTCAACTCGTCGCTGTCGTACGCCTGCAACAACTACGGCCTGATCGACTTCGTCGACGCGCAGACGATCGCCAACGCGGACTCGCCTCTGGAGCCCCGCGTCATCTCGGCCACCGTGGTCAAGAGCTTCCTCGACCTCGCCCGCGAGTACCGCGTGGCGGGCGTCGTGTTCAACTCCGGCAACTACGGCTCGAACACCCAGGCCCTCACCGGCGCCGCGCGCTGGGACCAGGCGTCGAGCGACCCCATCGCCGAGATCCTCACGCAGAAGGAGTCGGTGTTCTCGACCCCGAACACGCTCGTGCTCGGCGGCCAGGTCTGGCCGAAGCTGCGCACCAACCCGAGCGTGCTGAAGTACATCCTCGGCCGCGCGGGAGCCGCCGACATCGGCGCGGTTCCGCTGACCGTGCAGCTGGAGCTGGTGGCCGCGCTGCTGGAGCTCGACCGCGTCGTGGTCGGTCGCGCGAAGTACGTCACCAGCCAGGAAGCCGGCAGCGCCAGCTCGTACATCTGGGGCAAGTCCGCGGCGTTGATCCGCGTCGAGCAGAACCCCAACCCGAAGATGACGCAGACCTTTGGGTACACGTTCCGCTTCGGCTCGAAGCAGTACCGCAACGAGGTCATCCCCGACCGCATGCCCGGCACCCAGGGCGGCGAGTACCTGAAGCTGACGCACTCCGACGACGAGGTCGTGGTCGGCGGCGCCACCACCGGCTACTTCTGGGACACGGTGGTCTCGTGAGCGACGATCGCCGCATCGGGGAGCTCTCGCGCGAGAACGCAGAGCTCAAGCGCGCGGTCGCATCGCGCGACGGCGAGATCGAGAAGCTCCGCGCCGAGGTCACCGCGCTCCGCGCGTCGGCCGGCGCGCCGAAGCTCTCGGGTGAGAACGCGCTCGTGCTCAAGATGCCCCTCAACCACAACGGCACGCTCTACCCGATCGGCGCCGAGGTGCCCTTCAACCCCGCCGACCCGCCGAAGGGCTGCGACGGTCTGCGCGAGGGCGTTCACTTCGAACGCGCCCGCGTGATCCGCAGCGCCGCGTCCGCCACCGCCTGACCCCACCCACATGGCAGAGCTCATCGCAATCATCACGACGGCCGACGTGCAGGCCACCCTCAGCGATCAGGCGTACAAGCGCCTGTACGCCAAGAGCGGCGGCGCGACGGTCGACAACGCGTTCCTCGCGGCACGTGTCGCCGAGGCGAACAGCATCGCGCGGATGATCCTTCGGGCCGCGTACCCGGATGGGCTCTACCTCGACACCGACACCCCCGACCCGGGCGTCGTCGGCGCGATCGTCGATATCTGCAACGGACGGGCGGCCGCGCGCCACCCGAACGCCAACGAGATGGGCGGTTACTTCGTGAGCGAGAAGCTCGCGCGGGAACTGCTCAAGTCGATGAACCGCGACAGCGACGCTCGGGCACCGGGATCGAGCGCGGGGCGCCCTCGGCCACGCTCTGCGATCACCGGTACCACCGCCGCCGATGGCACGCCGACCAACCCCTACGTGCGCGCCGCCGACCAGCAAGGCGGGAGCGGCTTCTGATGCGCGCGGAGCTGCTCGGCATCGACAGGGCCCTCGATGGTCTGCTGGAGGGGCTCGACGTGGAGCTCCCCGAGGCCGTCACCGCGTGCGCGAAGCTCACGGCCGACGAGGCCGCGCGCCAGCACGCGTACACGAACCGCTCTGGCGACCTGGAGAAGCGCACCGTCCCCGGCGTGACCTCAGGCACCTTCAGCCAGGGCACGCTCCACGGCGAAGCCCTCGGCGACACGCCCTACGGCAAGTTCGTCGACGAGGGCACCACGCGCAGTCGCGCCTACCCCTTCCTCGCGCCCGCCGCCGCGCGCACTGAGGGCGACGCCGCCCGCGAGATCGAGCGGGGCGCAGAGCAGGCCGCGCGCCGGGCAGGGTGGGGCACGTGAGCGCCACCCTCGCCACCATCGACGCCGCGCTCTACGCCGCCTTGACCCCGTTGCTCGCCACATCCGAGCCGACCGACGCGCTCCCCTTCGCTTGCGTCGCGCGCTTCGTGGGCGACATGAGCCGCGACGCGCTCCAGCAGTTCGGGGCGCAGTCGCCCGCGTGTCTCCTGCGCTTCGACGGTGAGAGCGACACGCGCGACATCGACGTGGTCTCCGGCGGCAGCGAAGAGAAGGGCGCTGCGCAGTGGACCGTGTTCGTCGTGGTTGAAGATCCGCGCTCCCCCGACGACACCGTTCAGGGCGCCACCGGCGTCCCCGGCGCGCTCACCCTCGCAGGCAAGGCGCTCAGCGCATGCAACGCCCTCGCGGTCACCGGCCTCTGGCGCGGTCGCCGTGTGCGCTACGTGGATGCCCGCCCGGCGCTTGTGGCCCCCGGCGCATCGTACGTGCTGGCGCTGCGCTTCGAAGCCATCCGCGTGGTCGAACAGGCCACCACGACGCAGCCCAGCGTCCCGCTCACGAACGCGCGCGGCAACGTCAACCTGATCGGCACGGCCGACCCAGCGCCCAACCCCCTCGACACCTTCAACGCCTCGACCACCTGACCCTCACCACCCGAGGACATTCACCATGCAACTCCGCATTCGCGCGGTGGGGGATCTTCTCCTGCCGCTCGCCAACGCCAGCGGCGCGACCCTCAAGGGCCGCTACGCAGGCCGCGACAAGACCGGCGCGCCTCTCCCCGACGGGGAGATCGTTGAACAGAACTCCTACTACATCCGCGCCGCTGACCGCGGCGACGTGATCGCCGAAGAGGTGTCCTCGTGAGCGGCTCCATCACCGTCGCGGGGCTCTCATCCTCGCGTAAGACCCCCGGCGTCTTCCTGGCTGTGCTGCTCGGCGGATCGCCCGCGAGCGCTGGCGCCGTCGCCAAGAAGATGCTGCTGATCGGCAACAAGATCACCACCGCGATCACCGGCGCGTCGCCCGCGCTCTCCGTCGCCGCGGGCACGCAGGCCAACGCGTCCCCGGTGTTCCTCGCGAGCGCCGACCAGGCCGCGACGCACTTCGGCCGCGGGAGCGAGCTGCACCGCATGGCGAAGGCCGCCTTCGCGCAGTACCCCGACGCGCTCATCTACGGCTGTGCCTCGGTGGAGAGCGGGGGCGCTGCCGCCATCGCGACCCTCACCCTCGCGACGACGGCCACCGCGGCGTTTACGCTCCACCTGACCGTGTGCGGCACCCCGATCGACGTGCCCGTCGCATCGGGCGACACCCCAACGGTCATCGCCACGGCGGTCGCCAACGCGATCAACAACCTCCCCGACCTGCCCGTCACCGCGCAGAACTCGGTCGGCGTGGTCACCACCACGGCCAAGCACCCCGGCACCCGCGGCAACGAGCTGCGTGTGCGGGCGCAGTTCATCGACTCCGCGGGCAACCCGACGGAGATCACCACGTCGAGCACCACGTCGCCCGGCGCCACGACCGGCATCTGGTCGGACGTGAGCACGGTGGGCAGCGCCTACAAAATGTCGGGCGGCACCACCGACGCGACGATCACCGCCGCCCTGGCCGCCATCGCTTCGACGCGCTACGACCGCCTCGCGCTCGCCTTCCGCGACACCACCGCCCTCGACGCGGTCGCCGCGCAGGTGGACAGCATGGCGGGCGTGACGACGCAGCTGCGTCAGCAGTTCGTCTACGGCACCGCGGGCACCGCCGCCGCCACCACGACGCTCGCCACCGGGCGCAACGACGCGCGGGGCCAGTGCGTCTGGCACTACAACAGCCCCACCCCCGCCGAGGAGTTCGCTGCGCAGGTCGCCGCCGCGCGCCTGATCGGCGACGCCGTCGTCGGCGGCATCCACGTGGGCGAAGCCTCGCGCCCGAGCGCCAACCTCGACGGCACCGAGCTCGCCACCTGCGCGACCTCGCCCTTTGCGGCCGACGCGCCCACCGGCACCGAGATCGAGGCCGCGCTCAACAACGGCATCACGCCCCTCGCGCCGTCCACCGCCCGCCCGGGCTTCTGCTCGCTCGTGCGCAGCATCACCTCGCGGTCGCTCGACGGCGGGACGCAGAACTACAGCGTGATCGACACGTCGAGCGTGACCGTGTGCGACTACGTCGCGGACGACCTGCAGGCCGACATCAGCACCGTGTTCGCAAGCAAGAACCTCGCGAGCGACAGCGACGACGGCTCCCCGCCCACCGCCGCCAACGTGGTCACTCCGTCGATGGTCAAGGCGCGGTTCGCGTACAAGCTGGGGCTCTACGAAGAGTCCGGCATCACGCGCGACGCCGCCGCGAACATGCCGCTCCTCGCGGTCGAAGAGGACGCCGGCACGCCCGGGCGCCTCAACTGCGAGATCCCCTGTGAGCCCGCGACGCCACTCCACATCGTGGGTGGCAACGTGAGGCAGATCGCCTGAAGAGGAGATGAACGAACATGGCTGCATATTCCGTCCCCGGCATCGTCCTCTACCAGGGCACGCCCGTCCTTCAGGCCTCCTCGGTCAACTACCAGGTCATCACAGACAACAAGGACGTGAACACCCTGGTGCTCGGCCGCGCCGGTCACAGCAAGGGCGCAAAGAAGGTCCAAATCCAGGTCGACAACGCGGTCCCGCAGGCCGGGTACGAGATCGACTGGCCCGGCATCGCCGCGGCGCAGGCTGAGATCGCGCTCACCTTCAAGATCGCGAACAAGACCTACAACTGCGTGGGTGACGTGAGGGATGTGGACATCAAGTCCAGCGTCGACAGCCCCAACAGCCTCTCGTTCACGTTCCACGGCCGCCTCGTCTCGCAACTGTGACCATGGCTGATCCGCTCGACAGGTTCGTCAAGGACACCCGCTCGCCCCTCGCAAAGCTCCTCGGCGACGCTCCCGTCGCGCACCGCAAGGTCGAGGGGTTCGAGGGTGCGGGCGGCCGCTTCAAGGGCGTCTCGCTCTCGCTCGTGGCCCTCTCGGGCGACGTGCAGGAGCGGGCTACCAGCGACGCCGCGAAGCACCTCGTGTCCGTGGGCTTCAACCGCGAGGACCTCTACACCGAGATCGGCGAGGGGCTCTTCGGGTACGAGATCAAGGTGCAGCTCCTGTCGCGCGCGCTGCGCGACGGGAACGACCCGACGCGGACGTTCGCCGAGAGCGCGGACGAGCTGCGCAAGACGTTGGAGGCCGACGAGGTCGCCGCGCTGTTCGAGCACCTGCTGGACTACCAGGAGGAGCGCTCGCCCCTTTCCCGCGCCCGGTCGTGGGAGGAGGTGGAGGCGCTGCTCGTGGCGGTGGGAAAAGGGCTGGCCCCGGGGACATCCCTGAACTCCTGCGATTCCGCTTCGCTGCGCTTCATGCTGCGCGAACTGGCCGCCCGGTGGGTGACGCTGATGAAGCCACCCTCCTCGGATACCTCGCTGCCGAGCGACTCCAGCCTCTAATCGACACGCTCTCCACCACCTGAATCATGACCGCACGCGCTGTACTTCGCCTCGACATGGAAGGGGCCGCGGACATCGTCCGCAGCATCGGCCAGATTCGGGGCGTGGTGCGCACGGCGCAGTCGGCCATGAGCGCCGAGGCACGCCGGGGCTCGCAAGAGCGCACGCGCATCGCGACGCAAGAGGGCCGCGCCGAGGCCGCAGCGGCGACGGCCAGCGCCCGAGAGCGCGTGCGGGCCGAGCGTGAAGCGTCGCGTGCTGTGGCGGCGGAAGCGCGGCGGCGTGAGCAGAGCGAGAAGGCCTCGGTCAAGGAGCGCGAGCGCGCGGAGCGTGCGGCCACGAAGGTCACCGAGAGCGAGGCGAAGGCGCGCACGCAGGCCGAAGAGAAGGCCGCCCGAGAGGTCGAGATGATCGCGCGTCGCAGCGGTGCGGCACGCGAGCGTGCGGAGCGGCAGTTCACCCGTGCGATGAAGACCGAGGAACGCCAGCGCACGGCCAACGCCCGCACGGAAGCGCGCACCCGCCAGAACATGCTCAACGGCGCCGGTCAGGTCGGCAGCGCGCTCGCGGGCGCCGGCGCGCAGTACGCCACCGCGGCGCACGGAGAGATTCAGGGCGCGCGCCGCACCGTCGCGCAGCGCGAAACCGCGCTGAACGACATCCTCATCCAGACCGGCGGCAACGCGGGCGAGGTGGCCGCGCGCCGGAACGACATCACGAGCTTCGCCGCATCAAAGCGCCTCGACCCCGACGCGGTCATCGCGGCCGTGAACGAGGCGCAGTCGCGCTTCAACGCTCTCGGCGGCAGGAACGAAGGCGAGCGCCGCGACAACCTCCGCGCGACGCTTCAGGATGTGGATTTCGCCTCGTCGATCAACCCCAACCGCATGAGCGGTCTGACGGCGTTCGGCGCGATGCTCCACGGTCGCGTGAGCGACGACATGCGGCACAGCCTCCTGCGCAACGCGGCGGGGATCAGCTTTGAGGGGTCCGTGGAGACTGACCAGGCGCTCCAGCAGGGGCTCCCGTCAATGCTCCGCGGGCTGAGCTCTTCGCTGGCGGGCGCGAGCCCCGCAGACCGCGACCGCATCACGCAGAGCGCGGTGACCGACTACCTCGCGCAGATCCAGACCTCCGCAGCCTCCGGCGGGCGCGTCACCGTGACGGGCAACCGGATGAACACCCTGCGCACGTCCCTGTCGAACGCGTACACGCAGAACCGCCTCGGCACCGCGCTCGCGGGGCGCACGATGACCGACGAGCAGCGTGCGGAGTTCAACCAGACCTTCACGCGCGGCAGGAATGGGCAGTACACGCTGAGCGCCGACGCGGTGAACAGCCCGAGCAACTTCGCCCGCTTCATGGGCCATCAGTTCGGGGACAACCCGGCTGCCGTCGCCAACTTCCTCGGCACGCACGGCGGGGGCGGCGCGCGCCAGCTCCTCACGCGCCCCGTGACCGACCTCGTCACGTCGTACTTCGCCGACTCCACCGACGCGCAGGGGCACACGGTGAAGCAATACGACGCGGTCAACAGCCTCGCCCGCGCGACGATCACACCCGAGCGCGAGGCTGAGATCCGCCGCATTCGCGAGAGCGAGGACCAGCGCCGCCTCAACGCCGACGAGGCCGCTCGCCTTGCGGCGCTTCGTCAGCCCGGGGCGCAGCAGCACGCGAGCGACGTGGCCTCCAGCGTCGTCGCGCGCAACCCCCTCGCAGTGCTCGGTCTTTCGACTGGGTCAACCGCCGTCCCCGGTGTCCTCGCGGGCATCGGCCGAACGATGGGACTCACCGGCGGAACTGGCGTCGGCGCAGGCGCGGGGCTCCTCGCGCAGTTCGCGGGCACCGCGGCCAACATGCGCGGCGTCCTCACGGGGCATGGGGCCGACGGCCGAGAGCTTTCGATGCGCGAGCGGATGATCCGCGGCGCGGGTCTCGCGATGGCCCCAGCGCTGATGATGGCTGGCCCTGCGGGGCTCCTCGCCGGGTCCGCGCACATGGCACTCCCGGGCCTGATGGACCTCGGCCGCGGCGCGCTGGGCGCAGGCGCGAACGCCGTCAAGGGCACGGGGCTCGGAGAGCTTTTGATCTCGCAACTTCCTGCGCGCATCGGCGTTGAGGTTGCACGTGCCCTGCGCGACAGCCCCTTGACCGTGAGCGCGCACGACGCCGCGCACGCAGCGACCACCGCCGCCTCCGGCCGCAACCCCGCGCCTCCCGCCGCACGCTGACACCCACCACCGCACGCCCATGGCCGACGAGTTCTCCACCCTGATCGCAGACGCCTCGTTCGAGGGGATTCTCTTCCCCGTCGAGACGGCCTCGACCGACTCAGGCCACGACGCAGCCGAGCACACGGCCTACCGTCGGCGCGGCGCGGACATCGAGCCGACCGGGCGCCAGGCCGACCGCGGCACGCTCACCATTCCGCTGGTCAACACGCCCGCGCTGGCGGCCCGCTACGGCACCTTGTTCCCCGACCTCTACCGCACCCTGCGGGCGCTGTTCGAGGAGGTGCCGATCGGGGAGCTTCTGCACCCGACGCGCGGCACCTTCCAGGCGCTGATCAAGTCGTGGCACGAGGAGCTCTCCCCCGACGCCCGCAGCGGCACCGTGCTCAAGGTCGATTGGGTGGAGCACAACGCCTCCGCGCTCGCACAGACGGCGCCCGACGGCGGCCCGCCGAGCGACACGACCGCCAACGCATCCGAGCTCGCTTCGGTCGCCGACGCCAAGATGGCCGCGGTCCCGTCGAGCGGGTACACACCCGTCGCGCCGACGTTCAACACGCAGCTCGCGATCCTCGACGGCCCCGGGCTCACCTTCGCCGACGTGGGCGCGTGCTTCCGCGTGCTATTCGGCGCGGTGGACGCCAACCTCGCGCTCGCCACGCTCGCCACCGCCGCCGCGTACGAGGCCCGCAGCGCGCTGGAAAACCTCCGCGCCGCCGTGGTCGCCATGCAGGCGCGCTACCAGCCCCAGCGCGACCGGGTGCGGCTCTACACCGTCCCGCAGACGATGGCGCTCTGGCAGGTCGCGCAGATCGTGTACGGCGACGCCTCGCTCGACGGGCTCATCCTCGCGGCCAACGCGATCGAGGACGCGCTCTTTGTCCCCGCGGGCCGGGTGCTCACGATCCTCCCGAGCACGGCAGCGGGAGCCGCTGGTGCGGGCGGCTGATGGCCCACGACGTTCAACTGTTCGCTGGCGCCGCGGGCGTGGCCCTGGAAGCATGGGACCGCTACGATCTCTCGCTCGACATGCTCGCGCCGGGCTCGCCCTGGACCGTGAGCCTGTGGTGGTCCGCGGACGATCGCAGCGCGTGGCAGCTCGCGCGCCAGTCGGTGAAGCTCCTGGACAGCATGTCGTGGCAGATCGACGGGGCCGAACAGGTCAACGGGCGGATCGAGACGATCGAGACGCACGGCTCGCGTGCGGGCGCGGTGATGATCGTTTCGGGCCGCGACATGACCGGCCCTGCGATGGATTGGGACGCGGACCCCACGCTCAAGCTCAAGGGCAAGCCGCTCGACGAGGCGCTCTCTGCGCTGTTTGCGCCGCTGGGCATCCCCGTGCGGATCGGCGTTGGCGCCGACGCTGCTCGCGAGGTGCAGAGCGGCACGCGTCGAGGCCCGCGCGGCACCACCACGCACCGACGGCGACACGCCGTTGACCAGGCGCACCCGCAGCCCGGCGAACGCATCTGGCAGCTCGCGGAGGCGATCGTGCGGCGGCTCGGGTACATGCTTTGGTGCGCGCCCGACACCGCCTACGGCCTCGCGGTGGTGGTGGACACGCCCGCTTTTGCGCAGGCCGCCGCGTACCAGTTCGAGCGTCGAGCGGTGGGCGACGGCACCCGGTGGGAGGGGAACATCCTCGACGGGTCCGAGCACCTGAACGGGCGCGACCAGCCGACGACGGTGCAGGTCTACACGCACGCTCCCCGCGGCGACGCCGCCAGCGCGCGGCAGAGCACGACCGTGCTCAACCCCGCGATCGTCGAGCGAGCCATCAACCGCGGCTTTCTGGTAGACCCGCTGCCCGTCCAGCCCCGCCACGTCCGCGCCGACCGCGCGCGCACGCTCTCGGCCGCAGGGCAGGAGGGCGCGCGGATCGTCGGCGACGCGACGGCGCGCTTCAGGTCGTTCACGACGACGGTGCGCGGCCACGGGCAGACGACGGGCGCGCGCTCACGGCTCTACGCGATCAACTCCATGGCCCACGTGCGCGACGACCTCTGCACCGACCCGGACGGCGCGCCGCTCGACGAAGACATGCTCGTCACCAGGGTGCAGTTCTCGGGGTCGCGCGCCGATGGGCAGACCACGCGCTGCACGTTGATCCCCAAAGACTCCATCCTCCTCTCTCCGTCGGCGGACTGATCCAGTGGACGCGATCGAATTCATGAAGGTCACGCTCGCATTGTGGGGCACCCGCGCGAGCACGCTCGTCGCGCAGCTCCGTGGCGCGGGTGAGGAGGGCGACGACGACGCGGCCGAGGCCTTTGACGGCGTCGAAGTCGCGCAGCCGATGGGCCTTCGCGCCAACCCCGTGCAACGCGCGTCGCTTGAGGGCGTCGTGGTCGAGATCGGGGACGAGCGGTACGTGCTCTGCCTGATCGACAAGAGCCGCCAGACCGGGGCCGTCAATCCCGAGGCCGGGGGCACGGTGCTCTACGGCTGTGCAGCCCCGGACGCGGTGGTCTACGTGCGCGCCTCGGGGGCGATCGAGATCACCGCGAAGACGGGGACGGATGTGGTGCTCAACGGCGGGACGCTCAAGGTCGCGCGCGCCACGGACCCGGTCGCCGCTGGCGCAACACCGGCCACCGGCATGGCCTCGTGGATCGCGCTGGTTTCCGCAGCGCTCAACGCCATCGCTCCTGGCACGATCCCGCCCGGCACCCCGTCGGACTTCGGCACCATCGACACCGGCGCCGGCGCCACCCACGTGAAGGCCTGACCGCGATGTACGCCTACGCCCGCACCCTCGACCCGCAAACGGGCGATTGGACCTTCACCACGACCTTCCCCGGCTCGCCTTCGCCCGCGACGGAGCTGGTCAAGCGCATCCTCCGCACCATGAAGGGCCAGTGCCTTCTCGACCCCACAATGGGCGTCGATTGGGCGAAGGTCGATCCGCTCGGCACCGGCGCTGCGAGCCTCGCCGACACCCTCATCCGCTCGGCTCTCGCGGGGCTCGTGACGCGGGGCGTGATCGCGGGGCTGTCCGTCGCCGTGGAGGTGGACGGACAAGCCGGACGGCTGCTCTACACCGCGACCTTCACCGACGTGCGGCTCGCGCAGCCGCAGGTGGTGCGAGGCGTCCGATGATCCTCGACGCACGCACCCGAGAGACCATCCGCGCCGCGCTGCTCTCGCGCCTCGCCGCGCGCTTCGACGCTGGCGATGCGCCGCTCGACATTCGCGACCCCGGCGACGCCTACCAGATGACCGACGCCCTCGCGGTGCTGCTCTCGGCGCTGGAGGGGCAGGCCGCCGGCGCGCTGTCGCAGATCCTCCCCGACCGCGCGACCGGGCCCTGGCTCGACGCGCACGGCGACGCGCCTCCGCTGCCGCGCGAGGCCGGGGAGCTCGACGCGGACTATCAGGCGCGCATCCTGGCGTGGTGGGCCTACCGGCACCCCACCGGCTCCCCCGCCGACCTGGTGGCCGCGTGCGAAGCGACGGACGTCGTCGTGGAAGCGTACGCGTACCCCTCGAACGGCAGCGGTGCGGTGCGGGGATTGTGCGACGTGCGGGTGATGGGCGCGGCGCAGGGCGAGAGCGCCGCCGACACGCGCATCCTAAGCAACGCCGACCTCGCCCACGTCCGCGCGTACATCGAAGGCGACGAGGACGCGCACGGCACCTCAACGCCGGGCGGCGAACAGCGACGCATCGTCGGCGCGAAGATGACCGCGGCGGGCAACGTCGAGATCTACAACCCGACGGCGGTGGCGCAGGACGTGACCCTCGCCGTCGCCAACGCCCCGACGCCCCCGTGGCCCTGGACGGGGTCGCACGGCATCGCGTCGAGCAACACCATCTCGTGGACCGTCTCGGGCGACCAGACGGCGCTCACGGGCCTCCCGTGGTTGCTCTTCGTGGGCACTTCGAACGCTCGCGGCGGATACATGCGCGTCACGCCCCCGACGGCGACTTTCAACAGCGGCCCGAACACGACGAAGTTCGACGCGCCGACCACGCTGCCCGCGGCCCCGACCGGCACGGGGTATCCCGCGCCGCCCAACTGGGAAGAGATCCGCGACGCGGTGTTTGGGGTATTCGACGCGCTCACCCCCGGCGACACCTCGCCCGCCACGCGCTACCCCGCGCCCACCGGCGCCCGCCCGACGAAGCTCTACCTCGGCGGCCTCTACGCCGCGATTGAGGGTGCGGACGGCGTGGTGGACTCCAGCATCAGCACCCCGGCCGCGACCGTCACCCCGGGCGCGCTCGAGCTCCTCAAGCTCGGCACCCTCACGATCACGAAGCTGCCATGATCACCGGACGCAACCTCTCCACGATCCGCACCGGCATCCTGACGCTCTGGGCGTCGGGCATGACCGCGATCGGCAAGACGCTCGACCAGAGCGTGGGCTCGTGGGCGTACGAGCTGGCCGACAGCCTCGCGGTGGACGTGCTGCGGATCGAGGGCAACGCCGAAGCGATTGGGACGGAGATCATCCCATCGAGCGCCACCACGGCGACGCTGGAGCGGCAGACCGCCATCCAGGCGCAGGCGCGGCAAGAGGGCGAGGTGTGGCAGGGGACGGCGACCGTCACCGGCACCGACGGCACCGTGAACTGCACCGGTCGCACGCTGATCCGTCAGGGCGTGGTCTACGCAATGGGAACTGGCGCGGGCGCGGTGGTCATCTCGGGCGGCTCCGGGACCGTCAACATCCTCGGCACCACCGCGGGCGTCGACACGATCCCCGTCGGCGCAACGCTCACATGGGACTCGTCGCCGACCGGGCTCAACCCCACGGCGAACATCGCCAGCGTCACGAACACCGGCACCGCGGCCGAGACGAACGCCGACCTGGCTGAGCGCGTCGAGAGCTACCGGCGCGCCAAGCCCGCAGGCGGCAACCCAGCGCACATCAACGAGCTCGCCGAGGCGCACACGCGCGTCGCGGTGGCGTACTGCTACCCGACGCTTGCGCCGAACGCGGGCGCGTACAGCGACGCGAACCTCGACACGCCGGGGGCGGTGGTGGTGGTGGTCGCGGGCGCGGCGCAGGGCGGCGGGGCGACGAACACGCGGGAGCTCACGTCCCCCAACCTCGCGCACGTCGCGGCGTACTTCAACGGCACCGAGGACGCGAACGAGGCGAGCATCGCAGGCTCGCGCCTCTACTCCGCGCAGCTTTACCCCGAAGACTTCGGCGTCGAGAACGCGGTCTACTCCGGGCAGAACGCCGACATCACCATCACCAACGACCCGGCGTATCCGCTGCCGTGGACGGGGTCGATGTCCATCTACAGCGGCAGCACAACGAGCGTTGTGGTCAATGGAAACCAGACCGCGAAGAACGACCTCAACGCGGCGATTCAGACGTTGAACAGCGGCGCGCGTGGACGCGTCGAAGTGCGCAACCTCGGCACCGGTGTTTACGACAGCGGCACAGGGCGGACGACGTTCACTGTGGCAGCGTTGAGCGCGAACGCGTCGGGGAGCGTTGACCCGGCCCCGTCGAATTGGAATTACGTTCGGAACGCGATCTTCGCGTTCTTCGACACCCTCGGCCCCGGCGATGTGCCCGATGTGGCGACCGTCGCCCCGCCCGCGTCGGTCGCGCGCCGCCGCCGGTTCCCGCCGGAGTCTTGGAGCGGGCCCGCGTCGGTCACGCCGAGCGGACTCATCCGCGCGGCGATGGGTGCGACGGGCGTTGCGGACTGCGAGGTCACCACGCCGGGCGCCGCAGTCACGCCAGGGCCAAAGGGGTGGCTGTATCTGGACTCGCTTCGGATCAGGTTCGCGTAGTAGGTCTAAAGGGTGTCGTCAAAACGGGCATCGCGGTGGCCTTCGGCGCAGACGATGCGAAACACACCGGACGGCAGTTGGTCGGCTTCATCTCGCGGATCCAAGACCGTAACGGTTTGACTCCCTCGGTAAAGGAACCCGTGTCGCGCAACGCACTGGACCCAAGCCAACGACGGACCTCCGGCGGCCATCAGGCCAGCACCAGCATCGGAGCACGCGTTGTCGGCCCTGGGCCCGATTTCGTTGCATGAATCGAGAGGGTCAATATCAACTGGCGAGAACCTGATTGTCGATCGGCCACCGGAATCATTCGCTCCGAATGTGACCACACAATGGTGAAGCTGCTGACGGCCGCAAACCTGAAACCCTAGTCGATTCTTGTAAAAGACAATTTGTGTGAGTTCGACATCGGCGGGAGGTTGCTCCACTGGCGTCGCTACGCTTTGAGGCGCGCTGCTAGCGTTGTCTTTGATCCATGTGATGGTGCAAAGCCCACTCGCGACAATACCAATCGCCAAAAGCACAATCGGCCAGTGGACGGGGCCTTGATGTGGTGGCGGTGGAGATTGCGGTGGGTTCTGTGTCCAGTCGCTCATGCGCTGGACGTCACCACCGCACGAAGAAAAGCGCAACGAGGGTCAGCGGCACGCACCCATCACGCACGACAGCGCGCCGCAGAAATGCCCGCAGGTGCCGCAGTTGTAGCGGTCGCGCTGAAGGTCGACCTCACAGCCGTTGGCGTCGTTGCTGTCGCAGTTGCCTGAACCGTCAAAACACACGATTCCGCAGTGCCCCAAGGTGCACGCTGGCATCGCTCCCGGCGACGGGCACCGCATCCCGCACCCGCCACAGTGGTTGAAGTTCGTCCGCGTGTCCGTCTCGCAGCCGTTGGCGGCCATCCCGTCGCAGTCGGCGAAGCCCATCGGGCACACGAGCGCATCGGCCGCCACGTCGGCCGCCGCCTCCGGGGCCACATCAACCGACTGAGTATCAACCACGGGGCCGCTGTCGATCATCACGTCAACTGCGGCTTCTGGCGTCCCTGACTCCTGCGCGACCACGTCCGCCGGCGCATCGGCCGCGGGCGCGTCAACTGCGGCAACGTCCCGCACATCGCTCCCGCCATCCACCGGCGCGAGACACTGCGCGTTGACGCAAACCTGCCCCGCGGCGCACGCGGGCGAGCAGGCGGTGGGGAGCGACTCCGACGGGGAACACGCGGCGAGAGCAATCAGGACGGCGAAGAGGTAGCGCATCGCTCCGAGGATACCCCAGAACATGAGCACCCACGACCTCCCCACCGCCAGCGGCCCCGGCCCCGACCTCGCGCGGCAGCTCGCGCGCCTCGTCGGCCCCGCGGTCCAGGCGGGCGACAGCACCGTCGCCGCGCAGGAGTACCTCGCCCTCGGCGGGGGCCTCGCGACCGCGCGACAGACCACGCTCGACGCCATCTCCGAGGCGTTCCCCGCCACCGCGCGCGACACCCTGAGCGAGTGGGAGCGCATGCTGCGCGTCCCGATCCGTTCGGGCGCGAGCACGGCCGACCGGCGCGCCGCGATCCTCGCTCGCCTCCGCGCCTCGGGCGGGTCACCCAGGCGGATCAAGGCTGCATGCGCCGCGCTCGTCCCCCCCGGCGTCGGACTCGCGGAGTACACCGTCAGCCAGGTCACCGCGAACCCGCGCCGCGTGTTCCGCTTCGTGGTCGCCGTGGGCGCGACGGCCTACGCCGACGACGCGACCCGCGAAGAGCTTGGGGACGTGCTCCAGCGCGCCGCGCCCGCGCACACGACGTGGAACCTGACCAACGGCGGCGCGTTCCGCTTCGACACGGCCGGCGCTGGCTTCGATGTCGCCCCTCTGACCTGACCGACCTGACAGGACACCATGCAGAACCCCATCTCTCCTCCGCCGGTCGCGGGCGACGACCTCGCCGCCGCGGACTTCGACACCGTCGTTGCGCGCGCCGCGGGCCAGCGCCACGCGTCGGCCTCGACCCTCTCCGCTGCCCCGTCGGGGATCGACGGCGTCGCGTGGGTCAAGACCGCGGGCATCGTCAACAGCAAGGTCGCACTGCTCGACGCGAACCACGACTGGCGCGACCGCGTGATCCACGGCTTCGCGACCGACCTCGGCGCCGCCGCGTATCAGCCGCCGGGCGCGAGCTACTATTACAACTGGCCGCCGCCCACCGCGTTCAGCGGATACACGGGCGTCGGAGGCCTTTCGAACACCACGACCGGCGCGGCCGTGAGCGACATCAACCCGCCCACCTGGGGCACCGGCGCGGGCGGCACGTCCACCGCGATCACCGCGGCGACCAACGTGCTGCTCTACGTCGATCCGACCACGGGCGCGCTCTACGCCTACAACGCCACGGTCAACCCGATCTTCTTCTGGTTCCACATCACCGCGACCGCAAAGCTCGGCCTCCGCTGAGCTCCGCATCGCCACCCAGCACCACCGCCCAATCAGGAGCACACCGCCATGTCCAACATCATCCCGACCCCCGCTGACCTCCAGGTCGAAACCGCCACGCTCACCACCACCGACGCGACCGCCGCGACGCTCTGGTCCAAGGACATCCCGACCAACTACGTCGGCCTCGTGCGCGTGATGATCACCGGCCGCAAGAGCGACGGCTCCGCGCGCGCGTCCTACCAGCGCGCCGCGACCGTGTACCGCGCGTCGAGCTCGGCCGCGCTCGGCGGCTCGGTGCTCACGATCGGCACCGACTACGAGAGCGACAGCAGCTGGGACGCGACGCTCGACCTGTCGAGCAACACCCTGCGGCTGCGCGTCACCGGCGTCGCCAGCACCAGCATCGCGTGGTCCGCGCGCGTCGAACTCCTCCCGGCCTGATCCACCACCATGAAGCTCAACCCCATGATCGCCCGCGCGTCATCGCTGACGCTGACGGGCTCGCTCGCTGCGGTCGTTGGCGCGGCGTCTTCGGACGTCGCCAACGGCACCACCGGGGCCATCGCACTCGGCTCTGCCACGTCGATCCGCGCTGCGTGCACCTACACGCGCGACGGGTCGAGCACGACGGGCGCGCCCGTCTTCGCGGTCGATGTGTCGATGGATGCGCCGACCACCAGCCCCGCCGCGGTCGCCCATTGGGTGCCTGTGATGATGCTCGACGGATCGAGCTTCGGCGCGGGCGCGATCGACGGCTACGCCGAGGCCATCGCGGCCAAGCCGTCGGCGACCGGCACCACCTCGCGCGGCACCCCGCCGTGGGATGTGCGCGGGGCGCATTGGGCGCGGGTGCGCCTGGCCGACGTGGACGGTACCAACCCCGGCGCGATCACGGATCTGACCGTCGGCGGTGAGACGTGAGCGGCCTCGACCCGAACGGCGGCGGGCCGCTGGTGTCGCCGGGTGGCGGCGGCGGTGGTGGCACCCACGGCAGCGGCACGCTCGCCGCCCGCCCCGCGTCCCCGAACGCAGGGGACACGTACGCGGTCACCAGCGGCGCGCAGACGGGGGCGCGATATGTGTGCTTTGTCTCGGGGACGTGGCAGGCGGT